ATATCCTCGTTGATGGCTTTCAAAATTGTATTCATCGCGTTACTGCCCAGGTGCTCAAGCTCGTCGAAAATGCGCTCGGGGCCGCTATTTTCCCAGTGCTCGGTGTCGGAAAGGATCACCGGCGCGGCGTAATAGCGGCGCTTATAAAAGGCACTCTCGAACGGGTCGATGGGCGACTTGTTGAGAACGTCGTACTTGTCGAAGCTCTCGGCGGTGCCGCCGCTGGTCTGGAGCTTGACCTCGATCTCTTTACCGCCCTTCGAGGACATTTTCATGCCCTTCCGGCGGTGCATTTCGAGGGTGGGGTAATCCTCGAAGAAGTTGTCAACAACTTCCTTTTTCACACTGCGCTGTGTTGCGCTCCAGTGCGAATCCCATACTTCGCTAGTGGTCTGTGCCATTGGTTAGTTTCCTGTCATGGAATAGGCTACGCCATGTTTGCCTCTATTTCGCGCAAAGCGTCCTCTCGTGATATAGGACCGCCTGCCGGCGTTGTCGCTGGGTGCGCGGTGCCGTTGGCATTGACGCCTTGTTTCGAGCGTTGCCGCACGGCGCGGTTGCCCTCGCGGGCCGCCTGGGCGTCTTCCATCGAGCGCCCCGACTCCAGACCTACCAACTCGGCCACCGTGTACGGTTGGCCGGTTTTTCGGTTCGGGGTCGAGATGTTTTTCTTGATGAAATCGGCCGCCGCTTGCGTCGTTTCCTGGCCGAACAGGTCATAAGCTTCCTGTACCTGGTCTTCCATGCGTTTCAAATTGTTCGCCTGCTGCTCGCTCGACAGCTGCGTGACCACCTGATTAGTGGTTTGTAGCTGCGGCTCCCACTTTTCCAGCCGCGAGCGCAAGTCGGCAATAATGCCGGCCTGCTCTTCCTGCTGCTGGCTCATTGTCAAAATGACGTTGAGGCCGGCCCTGTCTTCAGCCGTCAACGACGGGTCTGACATGACCTGCTGGAGTTGCTGCGGAATCCCAGGCGGCGGCGGCCCCTGCTGCTGCTGGAGCAGCACTTGCCGCTGCGTGTCCTGAAATTGCTGCTGCTGCTGGCGAAATTCGGCGCGCTCGGCGTCTAACTGCCGACGTAAATCGGCCACCTCTTGCGTTTTGCGCGTATAATCTGCTTGGCGTAGCTGGCCAGCCGTCTGCTCGTCGTCAGTGGCCGGCGCGTTGTTGGTTATAGCGTCATCAGACGCCGCGTTGTTCGCACTGCCGCCCGGTTGTTCGTTGGCCGCGTCCGAGGCGTCTGGCGCCGTGTCCTCGCCGAGCATTCCCGCGCCCAATTCGGCGCCAGGATCAGCGGGGGGTGCCTCTGCTTGTTCGGTTGTGGTCGTCGAGTCCGTTGGGAATGCCTCACTCATAAATACCCATCCTTATAGGTTGTTGCCGCCGGCAGGATGGGGTACCGGCCGCAAATGAAAAAGGGGCGCCTCCCTGTGGCGGGATGGCGCCCCTTCGTGGTTCGTGCTGCTGTGACCTTCGTTATTTCTGGTGCAATCGTTTGCGCAATTTTTCGCTGTCTATATCGAGCATTTCCGACCAGGGCAACATGGACCCCTGCAAAAATTTCTGCGCCTCGCGTTGCATTCTCTCGGCGCGCAAACTGCCGCGCTTTATCGGCGGGTGTACCTGGCCCCTTGCGTCCAATACGGCCCGACGAATCACCGCCGCCGCCAGGCGTTTCCAAGGGGCATAATGGCCCGTGCTCAAAATTTGACCCAGCTGTCTTGATCCGGCCGGCCGCCGCCCGTCGCTCGATGGTCTACGCGATCGCGCGGGATTTTGGCCCTGATTTCGTCCATTGTATCCGCGACGATAACATTAGGGTCGCGCTCGGCCGTATTGCCGGCATGTAGCGGCCCCTCGCGCGCCTCTTCGAGCGTTTCCGGGGGCAGTTCGTGCATTCCGTGCTCTTTTAATAGGCGCTTTTTGTGCGCGTAATCCTCGACCACGCACCCAAATTGCGGATCGAACTCCCCGTATTTGCGGCCCGAATGGCTGGGATGAATAATATTTGCCCGCTGATGGTCCCACGTCGCCGCTTCGCCGCAGGCGCAGGGAATAGTCTCCGGCCGGCGCCCCTCGTACGGGTGCGACGGATAACGCTGGCCGCAGGCGGCGCAGGCGAAATCCCAGAGCTTAATCATTAGATCGCCTCGATCAGCGCCCGCAATTCGTCCAGCTGGCCCTTGCTGGCCTGATAGGCCACGGTGCCGTCGCTGCGGTTCGCCGGGTTGGCCTCAATGCTCGATATGATGACAAGCGCATCGCTGCGCTCTGTCGCTGCCGGTGCTGACTTTGCCGGCGCCTTCGCCTTTGCCTTCGCCTTCGCCATTTTCGCCCCTTTACGCCGCGTCAATCGTTTCGGCCGTATCGGCGGCTACCTGATTAGATATATTCTGCGCGTTTGACTGTACCTGACTGCGCAGTGTCGTCATTGCCTGCCCAGACGGCGCGCTCGGCGCCCCTATGTTTTCTTGCTCTTGCTGGAGCGTCTGCTGGTGCGCTTGGATATGCTGCTGGACAATCTGGTCAATCAGCTGCACTTGCTGGACGGCCTGCGGATTGAGAAAATTGCCGGCCAAATCGCGCGCCTGCGCCGATACGAGCAGCTGCTGGTATTGCGGCATTTGCTGGTATTGGCCGTGCGCTTCTATGTGCGCCTGGTGGTCCTGGCCCTCGAAGACGCCCGGGTCTTGCATCCGCGCCAGCATAAAATCGTGCTCTAATTGAACGGCGCGCACCGCCTCGTCGTTTTGGTCGTCAACCAGCAATTTTTCAGGGTCAGCGACTTCATAAGCCGAGGCCAGGAACTTGTCCAGTTCCATGCGGTCAAAATTGGGCGAATTGATCGCTCGGTCGTAAAAATCGACCGCCTGCGTACGTTGTAACTGCTCAAAAAGCGGCCGCGTGCTGCCGGTTTGCACATGGATTCTATAATTCCAGAGGAAATCGGCCGTTTGAAGCGCGCGCGTTAGGCGCTGCTCGCCATCCGGCGCCACGTTGACGACGAAATCCTCCGGCGTATAGCGCGGGTCGCCCATGATTTGAAACGCATTCCGCACGACTGTCTCATAAGCGTTTGCAACGGCCGCCTCCATCCATTCCCGATTGATAGACGCCGCTGCGGCCATCAAGCCGGCCTCCGTCGCCGTACGCGAATCCTCGGCGCCGCCCTGCGTCAAATCGTTGACCTGCGTGACCATATCGACCAGCTGCTGCGCCCGGTCCTGAAGCGCGTATTGCTCGCCGGGGACGCTGCCCCAGCCGATTTCTCGCATCGCGCTGTCGGGATCTTGCACCACGTGAAACTCGCCGTCATTCCCCTTACGCAGGCGGTCCACGAGTTCAGGGTTCGCCTGCGCTTCAGACTCGCGCACCAGCGCCTGGCGCGCCGAGCGCTTCAGCATTGCCGACTGCCGGCTCATAGACTCAACAATGGCGCCCTGGAGATCCTTAATCAGTTCCAGCTGTGGGACGGGATAAAAGGAATTGACCGACATGTCGAACTTGATCGGGATAAACGGCAGTCCATTCTCGACCAGCCAACCGGCGGCCGGTTCGCCGTTTTCCAGATCGAGGACCGGCGTCTGCTGATCCTCTTCAAACATCGGCGCGCCCAGCAAATCGACGCGCTGGGGAAAGTGCATTTTGGCAAACGGGTGTTCAATGTCTTGTATCGGCTCTTCGACGCCATCGGCGAACATGATTTGCCGCCGGTTCATTCTGTCATGGATGCGATCGACCAGGACAAAATCACCATTATCGACCGATTCACGCACGGCCTTTTGCTCGTCGGTTTCGGTCGTTTGCCGTTGCGGCTCGCCGAAGACCAGGTCATCCTTATCGTTGACGGCCGTCGCCTTAATCTCGCGTTTGTGCGATATATTAGCGTCATCCTTTAATTGCTTGAGCGGCACCCACATACGCTCCCGGATATAGCGCGCGTGGCCGATCATATGCGGCGGGCACTGCGGGTCAACGTGAACGAACCCAGGCGGCACCCGGGAAACGCAGACGAGATCCTGAGCCATCGAGTCGTTGGCCGTATAAGGTGGAATTAGATCGTCGCCGGGTGGGTTATAGTCCACCCTTAACCAGCCGATGCCGCAGGGGAGCGCGTCAAATATTGCTTGATGCACGTGCGGCTTGACGTTCGCCAGGCGCAGAAAGGCCGAACTGGCGCGTTCGAGAATATCCGAAATCGGGAAACCCTCGCCCTCGTCGTCCTCGACGGTGACGTACAGGGTCGGATAATTGAACGCAATGGCCGCAATTAGCTGCCTTGCGACCGTGTAGAACACGGGAACCCGGATCATTTCGGACACGTCCAGGTCGCGGATCTTCTCGTCAAATTCCAGATTATGTAAATCGACCAGGTTTTGCCACTGTTTCATCCGCTCAGTATAGAGTCCGTCGAGAATTTCCATCTCGCGGCGCCAATAGCGCACCTGTCGTTTTGATAGAGCCATGTTTTTTTATTTTCTTTGTGCGAGCCGGCCCCATCCGACCGGCTCACACGCAAAAAGGGCGCTCTCCCGACCGGCGGGATGGCGCCCTTTTGTTCACTAAATTTTTAACTTACCCGATTTGGATATTATGAATATCTCGATTTCTGTTTGCCCATTGATTCCAGGAGGTCAATCACCTGCGCGCCGGCGTTCGGTCGGCTGTCCGTTTGCTTAACGGGCCTGGGCTTGTACACGTGATTTATTACATAGCGCAGGCCGTCGGCCGGGTGATCGTCGCCGCCCTTTTGCACGTCCTCGGCGTCGTGCGGGTCGCGCTGCACTGACGCCAGCGACGAGGCCACGCGATCGGTCCGGCCCTTAAAGAATTTGATGCGCTTGCTATACATTAGATCCTTGAGATTGCGCCAACCGTTGACGCGGTCCATGTTCGCCCTCGTCAGGTGGATACCCTGGCCGGCGAAGCTATCGCGCGGCGCCAGCGCCTGGCTGGCTTCACCGGGTGCCCGGGAGGTCCACATATCGGACGGCGCCAGGTGCAACTTGGGCCGGCTTTTGCGGATATAGGGGCAATTATCGACCAGCGCCTTGACGCCGCGCGCGTGATCGGCACCGCCGGCCTCGGCCCTGACATATTCGTCGATGACCCAGAGGTCGTCGTCATAATCCACGGCTACAATGCCCCACCATGTGGGGTTGTGCTCGCCATAATCGCCGCCGGTAAATACTGACCAGCCTTCAGGGATCTCAAACGGCTCGACTTCGGCCTCGCGCCGCGAAAACATCGAGAAATAGGCGCCGACTACCGCATTCCAGTCGCCTTCGAGCCAGGCGCGCACCAGCTCCGGGTCGCCAACGCCCTTGAGCCTGGATATATAGCCCGGATCGCCGGCCAGCCCGATCTCGTTGTCGCGCACCCTGGACGGGACGAACATCCGCGCCAGGCCGCTCTCGTCATCGTGGTGCAGATGATAGCCTTTCGGGTGCCGGCCGATGCCGAAATAGTCTTTTATCTCCGCATGACAGCGGCCGCCAGGGTTACCCGTGGCCCTAATGCGTTTATGCTGCGCCGGTCCGCGAAGCCTCGACTTCATTTGATGATACGGCTTCAGACTCGGCCAGTTCGGCAATTCGTCCCAGCCGATCCAGGCCAGGCTCCAGCCCATATAGCGCTGGAAATGCTTTTCATTTTCCATATGCCGCAGCCGCAGCAGCGCGCCGCTTTTAAAGCGCCACGTCGATTTGCCGACCAGATACTCACCGCCGAGATAGGGGAAAATCTCGTGGCTGCGCTCTATAATATCTTCAAGCTCGGGCGATGTCTGCCGAAACAGGACGCCCGACCAGGCCGGCCCCTGGTGGATGTCGCTGGCGAAATCGCCGAGCAGGAAATCGGATTTCCCGCCGAACACGGCCCCGCCATAAAATAATTCCTGACATATGTCGGCAGCCGCGCAGGCGTCCGACTGCGGCCCGTGCTGCGGCCGCCAGGCCACTGGCACCTGTTTAACCGCTACGCTCATGTGCTGCCGTTTCCGTTGGCCTCGTGGCCGTTCGTGCCGTTGCTGCCTGCCATCTCGCCAAACACCTGGTCAAGCCGACTGCCGGCGGTCTGCTCCAGCCAGTCGCTATAACTCGCCGGCCGTGGTGGTGCATCAATTTGCCGGTGCTCGATGGCGCCGCCGTCCACGCCGGTGGTTTCGACGCGCTCGACATAACCGCGAGATTTGCCCTGGCATTTCAGGTAAAATATGATGCTGCTCGTGTTGCCCTCGCGGATATTTTCAAAC